CTGTTGGGGTTGCTCAGCAACCCCAACAGCATCCGTGTGGGGCAGGTGCTCACCATCCCGTGACCTTTGAATTGCTGATACAGCACGGCAAGCAGCTCATGTATCCCCCGGTGGTTGAGGGTGTCACCATCGAGTGGGAGCGAGCTGGCCAGCCGGGCAAACTCATTTTTGAGGTGGTCAAGACTGACAAACTCAACTTTGAGGAGGGCGACCCCTGCCGCTTTGCGGTGGACGGTACGCCCATTTTTTATGGCTTTGTTTTTGAGAAAGGGCGCAAGGGCAGCAATCCCCACGTCATTCAGTGCGTTGCATATGACCAGCTCTACTATCTCAAAAACAAGGACACATACGTGTACGAAAACAAGACTGCTGCCGACGTTATCCGAATGATAGCGGAGGACTTTAAGCTCCAGACGGGTGAACTGGCGGACACCGGCTACACCATCGCAAGCCGTGTGGAGGATGACCAAACCCTCTCTGACATCGTCCAGCACGCTTTGGACGAGACCCTCAATAACACAGGCGACATGTTTATTCTCTATGACGACGTTGGTAAATTGACCTTGCGTAGCTTGGACAGTATGAAAATCAACATGCTCATAGACGAGAACACCGCTAAGGACTACGACTATAAGAGCTCCATCACGTCCCAAACCTACAACAAGATCAAGCTGATCTTTGAGAACACCAACACCGGTGCCCGCGAGGTCTATGTCGCGCAGGACAGCGCCCACATCAACCAGTGGGGCGTCCTGCAATACAGCGAGAAGCTGGACAATGCCACCAACGCCAAGGCGATGGCGGACGCCCTGCTGGGCCTCTACAACACCAAGACCCGCACCCTCAAAATCCAGGATGCGCTTGGTGACATCCGCGTGCGCGGTGGCACGCTGTTGGTGGTCATGCTTGGGCTGGGGGACATCAACGTGTCCAACTACCTCATGGTGGAACAGGTCAAGCACTCGTTCAAAGAGGGGCAGCATCTTATGGAGCTCAAACTGCGAGGTGGTACATTTGTCTCTTGATACCAACGAGCTTGTCCGCCTTATCAAGCGGGCAGCTCTGGAGGCCGTTGCCGCAAGCGCACCTATGGCGGTGTGCTTTGGTACGGTAACCTCCACCGAGCCGCTCAAGATCACGGTGGACCAGAAAAAAATCCTGTCCACCGCACAGCTCATCCTCACCAGCAACGTGAAAAACCACACGGTGCGGATGAAAGTACAGCACGAAACGGAGGCCACTGGCGGCGGCTCCGGGGATGCTGCTTTTTCGTCCCACAAGCACGGCTATACCGGCGAAAAAAGCTTTGAGCTGCTCCTTGGTCTCAAGACCGGGGAAAAGGTCATCCTGCTCCGCTGCAACGGTGGCCAAAAATACATTGTCCTGGACAGATGGGAGGCGACGACCTAATGGGACTGCTACCGACGACCGGTGAAAACATTGATCTGGTACGTTTTGCGCTTGCAGAACTGCCAAGCCGGACGCACCGACTGGATATTGACCGCAACCGCGTGGCGGGAATGACCGACAAGCGGGAAGCGGTACGCCAAGCGGTGTATCTCATTCTGAATGTGGAGCGCTATATGTTCCCTATTTATTCCCGCAACTATGGTGTGGAACTGGTTGACCTTATTGGTCAGCCCAGAGACTACGCTATGAGCGAGGCCAAGCGTCGCATCACAGAGGCTCTGACCCAGGACAGCCGCATCACCTCCGTGGACGGTTGGAGCTTCGAGCATAACAGAAAGCAGGTGCTGGTGCACTTCGCTGTCCACACCATCTACGGTGACCTGACGGCCACAAAGGAGGTCGAAATCTAACCATGTACGAAAACAAAACCTATGAGGCGCTTCTGGCCAGCGCCTTGGCCAGAGTTCGGGGCGACATCGACAAACGCGAGGGCTCAATGGTGATGAACGGCGTGGCCCCCTCCATGGCGGAGCTGGCCCAGCTTTACATCGCCGCAGACTTCGTTTTTCGGGCCACCTATCTGGCCACCGCCCCCCGCGAATACCTCATCCTGCGGGCAGCAGACCGCAACATGGCCCCCTACCCGGCCAGCGCGGCGGTGTATCGCGCGGAGTTTAACATCGAGGTGCCGGAGGGCACCCGTTTCTCCTGCGAGGATCTTAACTTCGTTGTGACCGGCTATCCAGAGGACCATGAGGATGCGGAGGGTGTGATCAGCCACCTGGTCGCCTGTGAGACCGCCGGAACAGTTGCTAATAACTATTCCGGGCGGCTCGTCCCCATGGAGCACGTGAGCGGTCTGACCTCCGCACAGCTTGTGGAGCTGATTACTCCAGGCGACGATGAGGAGGACACGGAGGAGTTCCGCCAGCGCGTCCTTGACAGCTACCAGTCCCAGGCCTTTGGAGGTAACCGGGCAGACTACATGGAGAAACTCCGTACAAACTACGGCGTGGAGGTCAAGCTCCACACCGCGTGGAATGGTGACATTTCTCCAGCCAGTCTCGTCCCAAGCGAAAAGGTGGTCAGCCTTTTTGAGGAGTATAAAGGCGCAATTAAATATTTGGACCAGGAGGTCCAGGACTGGGCGCTCACAGTTTACCACGCCGCAAAGGACAAAAAATTGACCGTGGGTGGCGCGGTGCGGCTGGTTATCATGGATACCGACCACACCGTACCCGACAGCTCCCTCATCAAAAGTATCCAGGAGGCGGTTGACCCCTCCGGGAGCGCCGGTGAGGGTAAGGGCTTCGCCCCCATCGGGCACGTGGTCAGCGTGGTTGGCGTAACCGCCGAGCCCCTGGATATCTCGTTCAGACTGGTCTATGCCGACGGATGGGACTGGGAAAAGGCCGAAAGCTATGTGAGGAAAGTGGTTGAGACTTACTTTGCCGAGCTGGCGCAGGGTTGGGCAAAGTCAGACCACCTGACTGTTCGACTGCCCATCATCGCCAGCCGCATCCTGCTGGACCGCGATTGCACCGGCGTCATCGAGAGCGTACTGGAAACCCGCGTCAACGGCCAGATAACAGACCTTGCTCTGGATGCTGACAGCATCCCCACCTTGAACAGCATAAGTGAAATCACAGACGACGAGGGGGCTTACGTCAATGGATAGGCGGCTCATTGATTACTTGCCGCCGGTGCTCAGAGATGTGCTGGAGTTCCAGGTTATCAACGAGGCAAATGAGCCGGAGTTCGCCTTTGCTTGGGCTGATCTGGAGCGACTGCTCGCCAATCAGTTTCTGGACACGGCGGATGCCCTGGGTGTTGGAATGTGGGAGCAGGAACTTGGGCTCAAACCCAAGGGTACAGATACACTGGAAACCCGCAAAATCCGCATCCGATCTATGTATAACTTGGAGCGTCCGTACACTCTGGCCTGGCTCCGGCAGTGGTGTGCCTCTGTTTCGGAGGGGCTGCCCTACGAGATAAAGCTCACAGATTACACGCTGGAGATCACCACGCGCTGGGACCGGGATGGCCAGGTGGAAAGCATCCAGAACATTCTCGCACACGCACTTCCGGCAAATCTGGTCATCAAATCTGAAAATATCATCGAGTATGAGATTGCCCACGAGCCGGTATTCGGTATTGGCACGCTGTCTTGTAGCTGCTTTGCGCTGACCGAGAGCGGGCCAATAGACATCCAGATTGATGGCGGCGCATCCGCAACTGCGGGCCTCACCGTGGTTGACAGCATCTACATCACCGACTGACAGAAAGGGAGTAATTGAATAATGGCACAGTTTAGAAAAATGGTCCTGACTAATAATGGCCGCGCGCTGATCTCTAAGGTTATCGCAGGAAAATCCGGATTTAGATTTACTCGCGTAGTTCTGAGCTCTCATGGCTACGCGGACCTGAGCATCCCCCGTTTGTCCGATCTTGTTGGCATAAAACAGACCCTCGGCAATCCCATTGTCACACGGCAAAGCAGCACAGCGGTTGAAATTCGGGCGGTGGCAAATAACATTGCCATCCGTGAGAGCTACGACCTCAAATCCATCGGCCTGTATGCCTTTGACCCGGAGCAGGGCAAAGACATCCTTTACGGTGTGGCTGGCGCTGATGTGGCGGGCTATGTTCCCGCCTATAACGGCGTGACTGTTTCCGGCATCTACATCACTTTCATCACCAGCGTGTCTAACGCCGACAGTATCACTATGGAGGTGTCTGACGGCACCGTGGCTACCATCGGCCATATCAACGATCTGCAAGATAAAATTACGGCGCTCCAGAGCTTCGTAGGCTACGCAGAAGATGACGCATACGGTGTGGAGGTCGATTTTGTAAACAAGACGTTTACCCGCTTTGGCGGTGCCACCAACAAACTCCCAGGCACAGATTTCAACACCGTCAATGCGTTTGGAGGCCGCCGCCGCTGCATTGTCACGGATGATGGCACGGTGCTGGCCTATTACGGTGAGGAGGGGTATGTCGAGACCGGCAAACTCGATCAATCCGTCGGTGGTTACCCAAAGGGCACCCCCGTCCAGGTTATGGTAGAACAACCCCTTTTTTACTACTGCGTTGCCCCTGTATCTCTTGAGAAAACTGAGGACGGTAACGGTTACCACCTACGCAGGGCCCGTTACTCTATCTCCGATTACATCAAGGTCGGATACAAAGTGCACCCCGCGTTTATCTCAAACGGAGTGGTAAAAGATCGGATTTATCTGTCGGCCTATGAAGCGTCCCTGTACGACGTTTCTGAGGAGACCCACATCCTGGATGATGCGCAGGTGGCGGACTTCGCCACCGACATGCTGAGCAGCATCGCCGGTGCCAAGCCCATCTCAGGCGTCGGCCAACAGTTGACCCGTACAAATGCCAGAGAGCTGGCGCACAACCGTGGCACTGGCTGGGAACAGGCATACTGCGCCACCGTTTCCGCCACCCAGCTTCTCATGCTCATTGAGTATGCCACTTTGAACATGCAGACAGCCGTCGGCTCCGGCGCTGTCAATATGAAAAATGTGGCGTCGGGTGTTAATGCGTCAGAGCCAACGGGTGTGACCGCCACGTTGGGCAATGCTACCGGGAGCGCGCTCAACGCCAAAGGTGTCCAGTTTATCAGCTACCGCGGCGAGGAGAACATCTGGGGCAACATTTTCTACTGGGTGGACGGTATGAGTGTCAACGTCCTCTCCGACGGCACCCCCAAGCTGTATGTTGCCGACCACGATTTCGCCGACAACAAAATTGATGACCACTACACGGATACCGGCATCATTTTAGCTGAAGAAAAAGGCTATATTTCCGCTTTCGGCTATAACGCGGCCTTTGACTGGATTTTTGCACCCACTGAGGTGACTGGCAACAGCGTTGCCCCTGTCGGTGACCAATTCACCCACGCCAGTGATGTAGCATGGGGGAAAGTAACGGCTCCTCAGCTGGGGGGCCTCTGGGGCAGCGGCACCTCTGCGGGACCGTTTTTATGGAATGTGCTCAACCCTGCCGCGGCCGAAAGCCGTGGCACGGGATGCCGCTTGGTATACATCCCCACATAACCAACACCGAAAAGGAAAGGCAGGTATTGTAAAATGATTGACCATGGACGCGTCAGGAGCACGGTCTGCCCCCAGCCTCTGGTGACGGATGAGCTGAGTGTGTGGAAGCACACCGACATCACCCCCATCACTGAAAACGAGGGCACCGACGCAGAATTTGTGGGCTATGAGTTTAACATGGTCCAGTACACCAAGAACGAGTACATCTTGGTGCAGGCGGAGGAAAACGCCGCTTTGCACGATAGGCTCCTGGCTACCGAGGAGCAGTTGACGGACACGCAGCTTGCCCTCTGTGATGTATATGAGCTCCTGCTGGGAGGTGACGCATAATGGCTAAGGTGTACGCTGATCTCATCGAAAAGGGGCTCAAAACCATCGACAATGTGCCCGCCAGCCTCCGCCCGGAGGTCGAGGCCATTTTGGCGGAGCGGCACACCGATGCGTAAGCTCAGGGCGTGGGCCCTTAAAATTCTGCTTGGAAAGGAGGCGAATGAGATGGCCGTTGTTTACGCAACTCTGATTGTCAAGGGTCGCAAGACCGTTGACCAGGTGCCTGAGATCATCAAGCCCCAGGTGCTGGAAATCCTGGCTGATCTGGAGGTGGCGGTCTGAGCCGTCACGCAGAGAGGGCGCATGGCTTAGTGCTGTGCGCCCTCTGCTTTACTACTGAACGCCGGGAGGGCTGAGTGAGTTTGAGTATCAATGACATTCTGGGTGGGGGTGGGCTTGTGGTCGTCCTGCTGGCGCTGATAGAAATATCCCCCATCAAAATTAACCCTTGGACAGCTCTAAAAGGGCTGCTTCAAAAAATGGCTCGTGCCTTTGGTCGGGCCATCAACGGAGATGTGCTGGCCCGGCTGGATGAGCTCCAAAAAGAGCAGTCTGAGACCCGCAAGGCGCTTGACCAACACATCAAGACTGACGATGAAAGCAAGGCCGACGAGTGGCGGGCATACATCCTGCGGTTTAATGACGAGCTTTTGCAGGGGCTCCGGCACTCCGAGGAGGGTTTCATCGAGGCTCTGGGCTACATCGACAAGTACGAGGATTATTGCCGGGAGCACCCGGACTACCCCAACAGCCGCGCAGTCCACGCCATTGCCAACATTGGGCGTGTATATGACGACAGACTGCGCAAACACGACTTTAATGTCTACAAAGAAGAGGAGGAATAAACATGGACACCATCACCT